TATATTATATATTTGCAAAAAGAAAAGCCCCTACGGAGCAGATCACATAGGGGCAGTTGAGGCAACCTCACATTGGGAGGATTATGAAGCAGTATCGCCCCAATGTAGAGTAACACAAAAATGTGTTGTTTGCTATTATCATATTCTGTTTATTTTTTCTACAGCTAAGTATTCTTTATATGGCTGTAGATCATGCTCAGTTATTAAACCATCATTTATTAATTCTTCACCTAGCTTACCATTGATATAAAATTCGCTTACTGGCTCACCACGCTTAATTCTGTTGGCGTTAATTACCTTTGGATCAGGATACCAGGTTGCAGAAACACCAGAAGCTTCACTATCACTTGCAATGCTAACTTTAATCGCTGTGGCAATATCTGATGCTTTAGGCCATGACCTAGACATATGTGCAGCTTTTATTTTTAATTCAGCGCGTTCAAATGCTCCAGATATAACCTCTTGGTTACAATCATTAGGAAACAATTGATTTAATGCTTTAGAAATAATCTCTATTTCTTTTGCTTTTACGTCTTCATCGTGGCGTAAGTGCATAGGAATAGAATAGCTACTTAATAAGTTTTCTAATTCTTTTTTAATTAAATTTATACGATAACCATAATTCATTAGTTTATACCTTTTTTAACTTCTAATATTCTTTCCATAGCCTTCTTATATTCTAAACTATCTTTACCAAAAAGTGTACCAAAATACCAATCAGGTTCTATAGATTGCCAACCTTTTTCCTCACACATTGCCAAGGCATCTTCTGGCGTTCCACCACCAACAAAAATATATCTTAACTTCTCAGCTAATCTTTTTGCTGCTGTTTCTGTAAGCTCTTTTTTAATTCCCTTGCGATATTTAATAAAACTATCTGCTGAATTTTCTTCTACTAACCACTCACATAAAATAGTCCTAACACTTATATAAGGTTTAATGGATGGTTCTAAGGATGGTTTGGGTGCATCTCCTGCAGGGGTAGGGGTGCATTTGCTGCGGGGGTAGGGGTGCATCTCCTGCAGGGGTGCAGCTATTGCATGGGGTTCTCTAGTGTTCTCAAGTGTTCCAATACGTTCTAGGTTAAGAGAATAGTCTATAGTATATCCAGTTTTACATTTTTTCTGTCCAGCCTCAGTTAATAAACCTGAAGAAACCATATCTCTCATATTTGTTTGAAGCGTTCTAATAGCCATCTCCAAATCAGCAGCCATATTTTTTTTGCTAACCCAGATACCACTGCCATCATCACTAGCCTTGTCTGCCATATACATTAGGATTGCTTTTTGAGTAGTAGAACCAATCCGTTTTGTTTGGACTAAATTACTTACTAAATTTGACAATTTTTTTACCCTTTTCTTGTTGGGCAAGATCGTTTATGTTGACCTTGCATATTTCATTGGTTTTGACATTATGCACAAAACGTACCTTTTTGGGAAGCCCACAGTATTACCTCACTGTGGGTTTTTCCTTTTCAATTAGGTAATCGGATAGTTTTTTAACTGTAGAATAATATACGTCCTCACCTTTCATAATGCGGTAAACAGTATGCTTAGAAATGCCTACATCCCTTATGACTTTAGCAAGAACACGCCCATCTAAACGCCTTACTATTTCCTCAGTTGATAAAATATTTTCCATAAAAAAGTCTCCATTGTGCAACTTTATGGTTGCATATATAAGACTAATAATTATATAAGACAATAGTAAATAAAAAAAGGTACGAAAAAATGGACAATAAATTTGGTCAAAAACATCCAAGCCCATCACAACTACGGCTATATATAACTAATGCAATTTTAGAACTTAAAGACAAAGAATTTTCTGAAAGAAATTATGGCGAACCAGCTAACTATACTTTTGGTGCAAAAGCTATCTCTGTCATAGAAAAAGCAATAACAAAAGCTTGTAATGACTTTGATAAAGATGGGATTTTTGCTGGCATTAAGTCTGATAAGAAGGAGACAAAGGATGCCTAAATTACCAGAAAAGCTAGTTAAATTATTAGACGAAATAAACATCACACAACACAAAGCGGTATGGGATTGTCACGGCACTCCTGTAATGCTGCATAAAGCTTTAGAAAAAATAGCTGCACATAAAAATATTATGTTTGATGCACCACAGATTATATCTTGTGATGTTGCCTCTAAAGAAGCTGTTATATGCGTTACAGGACACATGGAGAACGCTACAGAGTGGTCAATAGGTGAAGCTGCACCTTACAACAATAAAAACAGTTATCCGTTTGCTATGGCAGAAAAACGCGCCAAAGATCGTGTTATACTGAAACTTGTGGGCTTACATGGTGATGTATACTCAGAAGAAGAAGCAGACGATTTTAAAAACGCAAAGCCACAAGAGCAAGAATTTGCCGTTGCTAATATACAAGAAAAAGTGGATGCCTGGTTAGAGTTTTTTCAAACGTGTGGTTGGGATAAATTTAAAGCTAACCAAGCAAAATTTAAAAAATTTCTTAACAACCCCAATATCAATGAAGATCAATATAACCAACTAATAGATGCAAGAGATAAATTAAATAAAGAATTTGGAGTGGAATAATCAATGAAACAGATTACAATCGCTGGGCGCGTAACAAAAAACGCAGAAGTAAAACAATTTGATACAAATAGTGTTGTTAACTTTTCTGTAGCTGTTGATGATGGCTACGGAGAAAACAAAAGTACACTATTTTTTGACTGCGAATATTACAGAACAGGCATAGCAGATTATTTAGTAAAGGGTACGCCAGTTGTTGCTGTAGGTGAGCTAAAGACCAGGGAGTATAATGGAAAGACTTATTTAAAAGTTAAAGTCCAAGATATTCAAATGATGGGTAAGGCTGCAAGTAGCAGTTATTCTACTACACAGCAAAATGATCAGACACAACCCAATCAAGGTATGGACGATGAAATCCCTTTCTAAAATTCAAGTATATTTAAAAGATGGTCAATTGCTGCCATGTACTCAGTTTGACGCAGAACAAATAGAAGAACACAAACAAAGTCAGACGTTTGATTTAATAGCCACTGGTAAGCGATCTAACCCACATCACAGTTTGTATTGGGCAACATTAAACAACGTGTGTAAGGCTACAGGAAAGTGGCCTACACATAGACACTTACACGATGAACTTAAATGGGCTTGTGGTTATGTGCGTATGCGTTGGAATGGTCTAGCAAACTGTCATATGCGAATAATTGATAGCATTAGCTTTGATGACATGGATCAAAAAGAATTTAATAAATACTTTGAAATGGCTATGGAAAAGTTGTCTGAGGCAATAGGCTATGACCCACTACACCGTAACCCCTGAACATCTAAAACGTGAATTAGAGCTTGCAGAATATTTATCTAAAAAATGGAATTGCTGCGTTCAACATCAGTATAAATACAGCATTTATGATTGTGTTGCTCATAGAAACCATGAACCAAAAGCATTTGTAGAAATGAGGGTGGTTAATTATGCAGCCGATGATTTACCAGAAATAATGATACCAATGTCTAAAATAATGGATGGTCAGCAACAAACTAATTTAACTAAGATACCATCTTTTTTTGTTGTGTATTGGTATAAATGTAAAACTGTTAAATTTGTTGATGTAAATAATATAGAATGTATTCCAAAATTTAGAGTCACTAAAATGAATATGAACAGAACAAATAAACCTAAAGAAGTAGAGGTTGCGCGATTTGTTCCAAAAGAAGTTTTCACTTATGTAGGACAAAATAAGGCATGACTAATTTAGCTGGACGCCCACCAACAGGGCAGAAAATAAAAGTAAAAAAGAAAGATAGTAAATATCTGCAAGCTATCAGGGAAATGCCTTGCTGCGTCTGTCAACGCTTTGGAGAGAGCCAAAACAGCCCTACAACAGCGCATCACCCAATACACGATAGATTTAGCACTGGGAAACGTCCTGACAGCACTGCTATTCCGTTATGTGAGGGGCATCATCAAGGGCTTTGGGATCAGACTAAAATAGCTTTACATAAAGAAACAAAGCTGTGGCGTGAAACTTATGGTGCTGATTATTCTTATTCACCAGGATTTGTCCAAGACACTGACATATAAAGCACTGCACCACGATCAGGGTGACAATACATCTTTTTAGCTTTTATACTGGTTACTTGCTTGTCATCCATAATAATTTTTCCAGACGAGATACCGTCTAGTGCTGCTTTTATAATGTTGTCTAAATCAGGTTTTGTTGTGTGCGGTAGAGCGCCATATTCAGCTTCCATGCGTTTTACGTTAGACCATGACTTAGGTATTTCCATAAACGCTATTATTTCTACTGACACAAAACGTTCTGTCGGCTCTAGCTTTGCCTCTTGCATTGCTTTCCATGCTGCTGCTTGAATACGGCTTTCATATTCCCTGGTTTTATCTGGCGTATATGCCTTGCCTGTTCTGGTAAACCTGGGTCTGCCCTTGCCTTGCGGTTGACCTGATACCTCAATCTCTACTTTGTACACTGCTTTAACCTGTCAATTGATTTTTATTATTTATAGTTTTTATCAAACTTTTTTTCAATCTTGTTAAATTAATTGTAAATAAGGTGTTGACAAGTCTCACAAGAGAGACTATATTATATGTATAAGAAGGAGAAACCAATGAATATTAATAAAAGAATAAACGAATTACAGAAATCTACCAAAGCAGCTTTAGAGCTAATGGAGATTGAAAAAGATAATCTAGAAATAGTCAGAGATCTTGGTAACATCATACGTCACAATAATAATACTTTATTAGCTTTAAGCAAAGTAAGACGTTATTTAGCCACACGTGAAAAAGTTTAGGGGGAAACAATGTTAATTAAATTACCAAAACGATTTTTTCAGGATCACAAAGAACGCGATTTAGACACACCTACAATTGTCAAAGAAAACAATCGCAACGTGTGGGTCAATGCTAACGATCCACACTTAGCAGAGTTAAAATCTGATGCAGATTATTATTCTTTAATGTGGGATATGGGAAGTTTTGACAAATGGGTTTTTGGTATAGCCAGAAGCGCAAAAGCTACAGTCAAAGCAATAGATAATGGAACAGGGGCGTAAGCCCCTTCACCAAACTTTTAGAAAGGTACACCAATGAAACCACATTACCAACATATACCAGTAGAGTATCGTGGCTTTGAATTTGTATTAGAGGTTTATTACTCTTTTACAGAAAGCCAATACAGTGACGAATTACAGGGCTGTAGTGCAGACTTTGATGTTTGTGACTTGCACCACCCAGAAAGAGCTAGACCTATCTCAGCGCGGCTCTCCAAGGCTCTTATAGCCGAATACCACAACAGTATCCATGAACAGTTAGTAGAGGAGCATATATAATGCAAGTAAGTGAAGAAGAAATAGAAGCAGCTAAAACCAACAATGGCGGTTGGACTAAAAAACAACTTAAACAATGGGGTGTTTCTTGGCCTCCAAAAAAAGGCTGGAAAAATAAACTGTTAGAAGGAAATAAAAAAATGCGTGTTAAATTAGACATTATGGAACAGGAAGAAATGGCATGGTCTGCGTTTGCTGACATATTGCCAACTTGTGAGACATTAGGTGATGCACAAGAAAAAGCACACAAGCTAATGAAAGAACGCAACTTAGAAGAATACATAGAAGAAAACACCATTGACGAAACAGTAACCGAATACTGGAACGAAAGATGGAGTAAGTACATATGAGCAAGCAAGAAAGATGGATAGCGTTTTTCTGGGCTGTAATGCTTGGATTAGCAGTCATTAATATAGATACATTTTTTGTGGTGCAATAATGGAAACCTGGAACGAAATAAATGAAAGACATAGGCGTGAACGGCTTAACCTAGTAGCGCAATTCTCAAAAGAAACTACGCAAACAGAAGCAGCAAAAAAGCTAGATATGTCTTTGCAAGCACTTAATAACTTTGTGCATAGAAACAACATACATTGGAGTATTATCAAACAAGGCATTAGAAATGAAAAAACTTAATTACGGACAAGAACAGGAGCTTAAATATTTTAAACAACAAGAAGCAAAATGGTCTGAGGAAAGGTATAAAAATGACCATGATAAAAACGCTTGGAATAATTATGAATTAGCAAAAACAGAGTTAAAACTGTTTGTAAGTAAATTGAGGAAAGAAGGTTATCACATATGAATTATATAGAGGCATTTAAAAGTAAATTTCAAAGATTACCAACGGAAAAAGAAATAGGTTTCTTAATGGTAGCAGTAGCAGAAGAAGATCAAATGACACCCCAAGCAAGAGCAAATCGTTTTATGAGAAATGGATTTGTTGCAACTACATACCAGGAGTGTCGTGGGGAAGATTAGGAGTACTTCCCCAAAAAATTAATACAAAACCAATAAGGAAAAAACAATGCTAAAATACTTCACATTTATGGTATTAACTTATTTTATCCAAGGCGAACAAACCACGCATAACATAGTATTCCCATCATATGACGCTTGCAGCCATTCTAAGGCCGCTATGTACGCTATAATGGAAAATCAGCATGATGATGTACTAATTTACTGTAAGGGTACTCAGGTGGCTTCTAATACGCTTGTAAAGCCTATGCCTAGACCTTAACTAAACCATTTATATATTTTCATGGTTTCTTCTTGGCGGTGCTTTAATCCATTGTAACCGCCATTTACTCTTTTTGTCAGAGCCTTAACGCTTTCTGATGATGGAGTAACATCACACATATCCCAAAGCTTGTTACGCTTAAAAAACCATATGGCACTTTCCATAGGATAATCTGTTGCAACCAGGTCTGGGTCTTTCATTACTTCTGGCAGGTTCATATCATTGGCAAACATGGCATAATTTTCTTTAAAAGTGCATTGTAAAAATCCGCGTCCTCGCCATAAATAACCTTGACCCATATTACCGTATCTGTGTCCGTAAACCCTATCAGCAAGCGCCTGTGGGTTTCTAGCGCACGTTTCTGCTTCACTTTCGCTGTCAAAATATTTACCGAAAACTTTAAGAATAGATGCTGTAGAATAATTAAGGTTTTCTTCTGTGTAACGAAATGTACCACTTTCATGCACTAACTGCCCTAGAAAGTGCGCTCCACGCTCTGGGTTTAACGTGTAGTGATTGCAGATAGCTTTAGCGGTATTAGGGCCGAAACTACCATCAGCACTTGATCCTATTTTAACCTGGAGTTTTTTTAATGCTTCACTCATTAACAAATTCCTTTGTTCCACATAATCGTTCGTAAACCATATCGGTTGTATATGCTTCTGCCCATTTATTTTCTGTGAATGTACAGAACGTCCACAAGTCATTTACATCTTCATTTAGTATATCAATTATATCTTGTTGTGCCGATGTTTGGCCTTGCAAATGCTCAATGTCATGCACCAGCCCAGAAATATACCACACCAGTGCAACCAATTGTACAGCCATTGCAAAGGCTAATGAAATGTTTACCTTCATTTTTTAACTCCGTAGTATTTACTTACGGCTCTGTTACCAAACCAAAAAGACATTATTGCAGCGAATAAACCTTGTGTCTCTGGCGTCCACATTAATGGTATGGCATCTTGCCAATTGCCACCTTCATTAATAACTTTCATCATCACAACTACTTGTACGGCAACGAAAAGACCAAAAAAAGCATAAGTAATAACAGGACGTACACTACCTCGTAGTGCGTTAACAAACCCTCCAGCGTCAATAGCGTCATGCTTATATAACCCCTCAGTTTCTTTTATTTCTGCTTGCTTATCTATGATGTTTAGCTTGAGTTCGTTACGCTTAGTCATCATGTCCATTTCAACACTCATACGTTCTAAGGTGTGTTTATGATCCTGACTAGCTTTGAAGTAGTTAAGGATTTCTGGAAGGAAAGATGTGGAAAAGCCCAATAAACTGCCTAGTAATGTCATCATTGTTCATTCTCCATTTTTACACTTGTTGATTTGCCGTTTGATTTTGCGCTGTAGGCATTGAACCCCATAAATGCCCCTACTACGGCACTGGCACTAAGGACATAGACTGATGCAACATCTGTGATTAAACTTGCCGCCTTATCAAAACCAAGGACAGAGGCAAGCAAAATAAAAAAAGGATAAATTAACATCCCTGCTAATGCAAAGGCAGTGAACCTACGTTCTGAATTGCGCTTTAAATCTTGGTCTACCATCTCCAATCTGGCCTGTTCCAACCGCAGATTATCCCACTCATTTCTTTCTATAACACCATTTTTATTGGCGTCTACTTTATCAAACTCTGTCATTTATTCGCCCTAGCATATGCAATTGCTATTCTTTTTTCTCGTGTAATTATAACAACTTTTCCTAATTTGTCATATATTATGTATTTTCCGCGAAATTCTCTAAGTGTCACAACTCTATTTGAATACAGACTATTTTTGAGTTGTCGTTTGTTACAAGAACTTTAGCTTCTTCTTTGGCTATTTCGCAGACTTCTTTTTTTGTGTAGCTGCCAACGTGATAGTGTTCAAATTCATTACCACTAGCTGTGCTAGTTGTTAATTGAACCCACAGTAAAACCCACATTTAAATACTCCCAAAAAGCATATATAAAAATGGAGATGTTGCTACAAACATTAAAAACAAAACAGTTAATACTAATTTCATTACCAGCGCCCTTGCTTGCTTCCCCAGAAATAAAATAACCCAAATAATATAGCTGCACCAATGCTAAATATTACTGCACCTATTGCAAAATTTATTGCAGCATCAATTCTAGCTTGTTTTTTGTATATTTCATCTTTTCTTTGTTTTCTCATTTGCGCCTCTATTGACAAAATTTCATCCCATTTTTTTGGCCCAAAATTCCAACTGACATAGTCTTTTAGCTCAGACCGCATACGCGACATTTCTTCTTTTTTTGCCCAGAGAAGCGTTGCGGTTTCCATGTCAGAACCTTTAAAAGTTTTTTCCCAGAAGGGTGGATTTTTATGACGCTCTTCTATTTGCTGAAAATCCGAACACGCTTTCCCCCAATTTGCTAAAGCACCACCCATTTCAGAAATATCTTTATAAGTGTCTAAACCTGCGCGGAGAGTTTTATATGCCCCAGTTGCCAGGGCAACGCAAGAAACTGGGTCAATCATTAGACCTTAGTAAGAATAGAAACCAACATTATGATCATCGCGCCAGCACTGCCAAGAATAACCATTTCCACCCTTTGTATTCTTGCCATCATTTGTTTCCAGCGTTCATCAAGTTGAGTTTCCACTTTTACTACCCTTTTATCCAAAGATGCTAATGTTGGTTTATTCATATCAATATCCGTTTGCTACTAACCTAGAAAAATCGCCACTCATTAGTTTCTTTTTAACATATTCTTGAAACTCTTGCGATCCTATATTTGCACCACACTCTCTAGCCCACATTTCCGCAATGACAAAAGGGATAGAACCAGCTAACCGCATTTCGCTGTTAGGGTTGTGACCTTCTATGTTTCGTTCCTTGTTAAAATCAAGTATGCGCTGTACGTCCTGAGAACGCTTTACAACGAGCTTACCATCTTCTGTGTGGTAAGAGGTATTTAATACTGTATTGCTCATTCTGGGGCTTCTCCACCTTCCCACGCTTCATTTACGTCAGGGGTATCAGGATTATCTCCGATTAACTGCCCTTTATCGTTTCGCGCTCGTTTAGGTTTGCTTGTTGTTTTCACTTCTTCTGCAAATCCGTTTTCAATAAATGTTGCAGCTTCTTCTGCACTAACCTCAACAATATCGCCCATGTTTTTAGCTTCATTATCTAAAAATGGCTGGCGATCTGTAGTAATTTTTATTTTCATATAAAACTCCATTGGTAGAGGGGCATTGCTGCCCCCCTGAATATTATGATGCGTTTATATCTGCAACAACACCGTGTGCCTTCTGTGAAGTCACCTGTAAGCCATATTCACAAGAAATGAGGCGTCTTTCGCTCAGACCTGTTTTTGCTAATGGCTCTTGCTTTGCTGTTTGTAAATAAGCAACTTCCGCATAGTTTGGATCAAGAACAAAAACATCTGGTGTATAATCTACACTAGACACTGTTCTTACACGCATATGACGGTTTGGCACTATCTGAAGCTCACCAAAATCACTGATATACACATCAATAGCAGCATTTAGTTTGCTATCTTCAGCTTCCTTAAAGCGCGTTGCGTTACCAGTAAAAGTTGATATTTTTTGCTTCTGTGCAGAACCACACATAACAATAGTTGGCGTAGCACCAGAGTTCCAACAATCTGCAATTACAGATTTAAGAAGTGTCTCCGTAATAGGACGCAAAGTCCCATCTGTTGCTGCTGCGTTTACCGAACCACTTTCACCTGTTCCAGATGTAGTACCATTAGCACCACCTGAACCACGAGATACGTTAGAAGTAAGGTAAGCTGGTAGCCCTGCTGTTTGTCTAGCAGTACCAGAAGAGCCTACAGCGGCTGCCACGTTTGCTAGAAGCATTGCTTCCATATCACGCTTTAGTTCGCTTAATTTGTAAGCTACTTGCTTTGCAACAGTTTGTGCATTTGCCACACCATTAACAGCTTGGTTAGTAGAAGATACTTCCACAACTTTAGCTGAAATCTGTGTGTAACCACCTTTACGAACAGCGTTAGTTGGTGCTGTGTTGGATAGTCCTACATCACCCTCTATCTGCCTGTTTGCCCCAGTAGCCGCCAGGTCAACTTCACTCCACTCAAAGTAAGTGTTGTCAACGTTGCGTGTGCCAATAGCAGACATAAAAACAGTCTCCGTTGGCGAGATAGAAGCCATAGCTTCCGCTAAGTCCTCTCGTATTGTAGAAACATCATATGTTTCATTTGTATTTGCTGTAACAGCCATAATTTAGTCCTTTCGCTAAGACAATAAATAATCAGCGACACTATTAATATCGCCTTTTTGTTTCATCCTAGAACGCGCTTGTTGTGCTTTTTTAATCTGACCACTTTCAGTCCGTTTTGCTCCTGGCTTAACCATAGGACGAGCGCCCTTAGTTTTTTCAACAACTTTATCTTTGCTTGCCATTAGCTTACGATAAGCTACCGCATCACGCATGATTTTGAACTCCCAACCATGAGTTAGTTTGCCAACAATTTCTTCAGGTACTCCATAAAAAGAAGTTACTGTTTCTGTAATGTCTGTTAAAAGTTTCTTGCTTTTTTCAGGGTCATTAAGTTCAGGTATCTCTTTTTTTAAAGCTTCAGCTTGTTGAGCTACATATAACTCTTCGCTTTGTCGTTCTTGCGCTTCTTGCTGTTGACGTAAATAATCAGCCTCATCTTGAAACTTCTCAAATTCACCAACTTGCTCACGGTATTGTTCCATTTTTTCCAAATAACCTAGAGGGTCACTATCTTGTAGCTCCTTTGGCGGTTTCTGAGGAATTTGTGGAATATTGCCATTATTGAATTGCTCAAATTTTTGCAACAACTGTTCACGTTCTTGTTTAATAGAAATAGCCATTTGCTCTAACTCTTTACGAGCGTTAGCATTCTGTTCCATTCCTTTTTGGATATAATCTTGTCCTGCTGCGCTACGCTTTAGCTCCCCAAGGGTTGCTTTCTTCATCTGACCGTCTGCCTTATACTCAATTTCAACGTCATCAGAAAGTTCCATAGGAGCGGCTGCGCTGCTCTCTAATTCATCCTCATCTATAGTTTCTTCTTCACTACTATAGTTAGTGTCATCCTCGCTCTCAGAAACTTCTACTTCTGCATCGGGTTCAACGTCTTGACTTGCCTCTACAGGAGCTTCTGTTTCTTCGCTAGGATTTTCTTGTTGAGGGGTTTCCATCAACATTTCTGTAACAGCCTCAATGCTGCCTTGTTTTGGTTCAGTTGCCATGCAGTGCCGTCCCTTTCTTTGTAATGAGTTTTTCTGCATTTATATCAGCTTGCAGAATATACTCTATTTCATTTAATGCTCGTAAAATGGCGTGTGCGTCCTCACGTTTCTCCACCTCACTCGCGCTGCTACTTGCAAAAACGTCTAATTGACGATCTCGCAAATCCTTTAAGATGCTTTGGAAAATTTCATCGTTTTGTAAAGATTTTGCTCTTGAAGCTCTAACCTTGTAATCCATTTCCCATACCCATCATTTGTTCATTGTGTGGTCTAGGCGCTTCTTGCTCTGCCTTAACCGCTGCAACGTCTACTTGCGCCCCATATTGTCCAAGTATTTTAGCGACTTCAACAGCTAAATCTTGCACCATTTCGTCACGCTTAACGTCATCCTTCATAGCCAATTCGTGCATTTTAAACTGCTGATCTGCTTGAATTTTTTGTGCGTCTAACTGCAATTTAGCCATATCAACTTGCATTTTACCTTGCGCTTTCATTTGCTCTGCTGCCAAGAATGCTTGGTTAGGATCACTTGATGGCATACCACCTTCTTCTTGTTGTTGCGCTGCCATCTGCGCTTCTTGTTGCTTTTGAGCTATCAATTGCTGTTCACTTTCAGGAGTAACTGGCAAATAATAACGCTCTGAATTTTTTAAACCCACACTACTTAACATATCGGCTAATGTATTACGAACATTGGTCATCGTAACCAAACCGTTGTTAGGGCCGTACTGTTGCCAAACGCTCATTTGCATTTGCAGTGTTTCGCGCAGTACAGCAGCTTTCTCGTTTTCTCTCCCTGTACCAACACCTACATTAACTATCATATCCATGTCAGCGTTCCACGCTCTAGGATCAACAGCAACGAATTGGTTATTTAACCTAATTATTTCTTCTTTATCAGAGTTTTTAATGATGCAGCTTGCAATAAGTTTAAACAGCCTACGCATACCACCTTCCGCTAAGTTTCTTGCCATTACCTCTGCTTGCCCTGCTGCGCCCTCTACAGTAGCAGCAACCGCTGTAGCAGTAGCAGATTGCAGTACATCTGGATCAAGCCCTTGTGAAGCCTTAGAAACGCCTGTTTTATTATCAACCAACATATCAAAATATTGCAATGCAGGGAGAGTTGAGCCAGCCGTAAAAGGGATGACTTGCTCACGAATAGCATTTGGCTGTTTTACCCTGACTATTCGTCCTATCTCATTATTAAGCAAATCATCTACAGAAACTTGACCATCTAGAATTTCAAGACCTGGGTTGTTAGTTAATGCTACGTTATCCAATACACCACGCAACATTGCAGTTGCAGCATCTTGGTCATCCATAATTAGATCAACTACACTGCGACCAAAAAATGCGTGTGGTTCTGGATCAACCTCAAAAACAGCAAATGGTACTTCGTCTGCTAGTTCGTAAGACAACATTTTATAGCCCGAACCAGCTAACACAAATTGGTACAGTTGAGGTATTCCTGTACCCTCTGCGTCTACTTTCATATAAGCTTCTGTAACAGCAATCTTTTTTGACGTTGGGTCTGCACTTTCGTCATCATCCTCATTTATAGAATAACCTCTGCGTTCAAACTCCGCTTCTGCGTCCATCGTATCTGTTGTGCCGCTTATTCCTTGCAATTCATCTTCGTTATAACCCATAGCCAACAAATCGCCTACTGTCATGTCTGTCCTGTGACCAATCACAAAAAAATCATCAACACTACGAGCGTTTCTGTTTACAAAAAATTCTTCTGGTGGCACTGAAGTTATTAAAATATCACCGTCAGAAATTGTGCGGCTCAACTTAACATCATAAATGGGCGTTTCTATTTCTACACCCATCTGATCTATTTCAATTTCTTGTGTAATTGTTTGCTCTAATACTTCTATATCATCATCGTCAACAACAAGTGTAAATTCTTCCTCAGTCAATCCTGAAAGTGTGTAAATTTCATTTTCAGTTTTATCGTCATACATAACCTTTGCAATGCCACATTTTTTAACCATAGCATCTTGGAAAACGTCATTCAGCATACGATAACCGTTATTCTGCATAAACTTATAGTTTGCGTACTTGGTCATTTGTTCCGCTACTTGTACATCTTCTGGCATTCTTGGAACAAACTCTACGGGGTTTTCTGTGCTTAGAAAAACTCGTTGGATAGACGGTTTAATTCCACGGACAACATCACGGCATTTAGTAGCAACTACTCTTGACCGACCTTGTTCAAACCCAATGTCAACTTCACCATCAAAATAACGCTGTGCTTTTAATCGTGGCTCTGATATTTCGCTCTCAATAAAATCCACTGCGTCTTGTACCGCTTTTTGAATGATACCTTCTATTGTGTCTTTATCCATCGGTTCTATACGCATTTTATTTCCTTACTGTGGTTGATTTGACAGACGTTGCATCAAATTACCTTGAAACTCAGGGTTTTGTGCTTGCGTTTGTGTAGCTACCCTTAATCCACCACGCTTTAATGTATTAGCTGTGGTTTTTAAATAATCTTGTAACACAGCTAAACCACTATCATCTTGAAGTATTTGTTTAATTCTATTTGCATCTCGTGATAACATAATTTGAACAATTTCAGTTCGTTGTCCGTCAGTAAGTTGTGGATCAGCTTTTTTTAGCCCTCTTAACAATAACCTACCAAGTGCTATTGTGGAAGATCCAGTTGCCATATCAAGGCCAAGATCAAGCAAATCAACATCACCTTTTTGACGCTTTACCAATTCAGTAGTAATTGAAGTTGGTGATGAACCTAAAACCTCGTTTACAGTATCATTTGCAAGTTTTGATACAGACAACTTTCTAAGCATTTCTGGCAATTCTTGTTCTGGAAAAACTTCTTCTAAAACCGAACGCATACTATTATTTTCATCAAGCATTTTTTTAATTGTACCAGCTGACGAACCACTTGCTAACATTCTTCGTAATTTAGACATAACACCAAGCCTAAAAGCTTTAATTTGTTCATCGCCTTGTACAAGAACTCTATCCCATTCAGTTTGCAATAAATCAAAATCAGGACTTGCAGTTGTTAATTTTCTTGCTGTTTCCCAGGCATCATTTTCAGACATCATTTGTGAATAGGTTTGTCGTGCTTGCTGAGTTTGTGGGCTTATATTGTCAATAATACCACGCAATTCAAGCTCTACTTCTTTAAGAGCTTTTGCAGCCAAAGGCTGATCTGCTTTATATAATGCGTTAACCCTATTACTTATAGCTGTGCGTACTTTTTCAGCTTGCGCTATGGTAGGTGTCCCAGTCACTTTTACATTCCCAGCCTTATCAAGACTAAAAAACATTTTTTCACCCGAAATTTGCATAGCTTCTTTAACTTCATCAAAAGCTCTAGGAACTCTACTAAAAATATTTGCCATGCTAGTAACAAATTGTTGTGGAACTGGTGTTTTTCCCCAATCAGCATCATCGTACAAAGAACTTGCTTTATTTCCCAAGTCATCAAGACGAGTTGTTTGTTGTTTTAAGATATTTCTATTTGTTACACCAAAACCACTTTCTAATGCTGTAACAACAGCTTCACGAGTTTCTTTTTTACGACCACGCAAACCCTTTTGCAATTCTGCCGCAGCCTCTCCCCCTGTTGCACGATATGTACGCACCATGTCTCTCATGGTAACATTTTCTGCTAATATTGATCCATCCATAAGCTGTTGAAAAGCATCCTCTGGCGTTATACCACGTTCTTGTGCCAATCGTTGTATCTCACGCTCTGCAACAGCACTTGCCCTATTGCCAAATCGCCTTCTAGCATGGTCAATCAAGCCACCAATTGTTTTGCCTATAATTTTTCCAGCAACTTCACCACCAGCACCTAAAACCATACCTGTGCCAGCACCAATTATTGTTTCGTCAAGTCTTTCACCAACACCGCCTTCTGCCGTTCCAAAGCCTGTAACCGCGCCTTGACCTCCGCCAACTGCAACACCGCCAGTAACTGTTTGTGTGCCGCGTGTTCCCAATAATCTACCAAATACTCTACCAATAAGGTTATTGAGCAAAGGAAGTCTTGTAGCAATAGCTGGTAATGCACCACCACCAGTTAAAATTGTAGCAATAATCGCAGGAGCAGCCGCGCCAGCTATTTCTGTTGATGCAGCCTCTATTGGCCTTGCATCTTTGTAAGCAGAAAGATTACCACGAATTTCGTTTACGAGATCCTCATACTCACGTTCAGACCCAATGCTTCTAATATAAGCTTCTAATTCATCTGCTGTGCCAAAAGTGATGCCTTGCAAAAAAGTTCTGCTGCGTTGTGTTGGCGTTTCTTCTTTGAGTTTTTCGTTTTCTACTTGTTCACCAGCTATACGTTTTTTATATGCGTCTGCTGCTTCCCTTTGAGCCTGTGTGACCATATTAATTAATCCTTAAAGAAATGGTGCAATTTCGTCTTGGTTCATAGTATTCCAATCTTCTTGCGATAACCCTGCATCTATTGCTGATTGTGGAATTACACCATTTGGTTGTTCAGTATTTTCATTGCTTGTTGGTATTGGCGTAATTGATATTTGCTGTGGTTTAGAAAAAACTTGTTTTGCTATCTCATCAGATATTCCATATAATTTTGCAGTTCTTACAACCCTGTCATATTCATCGGTTGACTTTTGAAACCACGTTTTTGCAGTATCACTTGCAACTTTAAATATTCTTTGTCTTACATCATCAGCAAGCAACCCTTCACCAGTTAAAAAGTTTTTGAAAGCATTTATTGCAGCGTTTATACCGCCACCAGCACGAGATACAGCCGCACTTTCTTCACTTCGCACAACGCTTTCTGGATCAAGAATTTTTGCAAAAGCAATGGTAACAGTTAAATCATCAATACCAGAAGTTATATTACCCTCTTGTGCGCGAGAAATAGCATTTTTAATTAAATTATATCCATTAAATATTTCGTCATAAGGACGATAAATTTGTCTTAGCTGACCATTTAACTGAGCTACAACACCAACTTGATCTTTGTCTAAGCTATTTAAAGCCTTATCGTCTTCGTAAATAATTTCTCCAGTATTTGGATCAATAAGTCTATCACCTACTTTTACACCAGCCGTACCCTGCTGATCCGAAACGTACTGAGAATAAATAGAGGAAGCTGGCATACCAGCCAATATTGCTTCTGCATATTTTTGACCATTAGGCTGTGTGGCTAACCATTGGGCAGTTCTGTTTTGTTCGTCTCTTTCATCTTGTCGCGTAATATCTCTACCAGCTTGCTCTGCAACACCCTTAAACATTCCCGATCTATCCATAGAAGCCAGTGTTTGGCGTACCCTTGGATCACGCAAAAAGCCCATCAAGCCCCTTGGCTGCCTCTGCATTTGCTGCATCTGCATTGCTGTTGGTTGTTCTGCCATTAACTTAAACCTTTATCCAAAACCTGGTATTCCACCTAAACTACCCAAAACACCAAACAAGCCTGGTGTACCACCTGTTTGCTGCCCTACTGTTGGAAGCCCACTTAGTATTCCTGTGCCTGTTTGTAGAGCCTGTGGGCCATATCCTAAATTAGCAGCCGTTTGACCTCTAGCAGCGTCTAACATAGCTTGCTGTTGTCTCTGCGCCCTCTCAGCGGCTCTCTGCTGCATTTGTAGCCCTTGCATACCCTGACCGAACACTTGACTGCCTAAACCACCTAAACCACCAGCAGCGGCCTGTTGTATCCCTGCTGCTTGAAACTGACCACCGTAATTTGCTTGGTTTGCCGCTTGCTCCATTTGTGCTTGCTGTATAGCAAATTGATTTGCTGCTGACTGATTTAATTGACGGGATTGTTGTTCTAGCTGTGCTTGTTGCACAGCAAATTGATTTGCAGCTTGCATGTTTCCTGATCTTGCCGCTTGTTCTCTTGCCGCTGCTGCTTCCCTTGCTTGCTGACCAAACTGCTCTGCTTGAAATTGTTGCTGAGAACCTAATGTTCTTGCCTGTTGCATTTGACCTATATCAAATTGCCCTGATTGTAATGCCGTCTGAAAGCCTTGTTGTCTTTGCTGTGCTGATAATGCTCCTGCTTGTCTCAACGCTTCACCAGCCAATACACCTTCTTGTACAGCTTGTCTTGAACCACCAAAAGCCCCTGCACGTTGAGCTTGTGCAGCTAAGTTTTCTGACGCAAGTTGCCTTTGACGTTCTATGTCAGCTTGACCAGCCTCAATAACTTGCTGTTGATACGGTGACATATACGGATTTAAATTAGTAGAAGCTAACTGATTAACTGCCATTTGACCTGGTGCTTGTGCCGATTGCACCGCGCCCACACCTTGCATTGTTTGTGCTTGCCCTAATTGAGCAGCTTGCATTCTTTCAGCATCTGCTAACTGTGCAGCTTGCATGGCTTGGGGAGTAAAATTAGCCAATCTACCATAAGTATCAGCAGCTTGTGTTTGGTATTGTTGCGCCCTACCAAAAGCGCCTTGACCTGATGTTTGTCCTCCGATCATCTGCCACCTCCAAAAATACTACTTATAGCCGATCTAAAACCTCTGCCACCACTTGGGTTTGTTGACGTTCTATTACCTCTTGCTACTGGCATTCTTGATCTTGTTACCGCGCCACTTGTTCTAGTTGTGCTACTATTCGCAGTTGGAAGATTTCTAGCATTTATACGACCTGGTAATCTTGAAACCAATTCAGAAACAACACCGCCAGTACTCCTATTTGCTGGGTTCATATTTCTTCTGTTTTGTTCTATTCGCTCTCTGTTTCTTCTACTACGTCTGCGCCTCCGTCTGCGCCTCTCTCGCTCTTCTTCTTCAGGGTCAACAACTGGCTCTGTTGGAGCATTTGGGTCTGCACCTCTTGGCATTCCTGTTACTGGATCAATAAAGGGTTGTCTTAAATAATCATATTGCCCAGGATATTGTTCTGCAAAGGACTGTTCCATTTGCGTTTGAAAAGGCTGAGAGGTATAAACGTCCATACCACCAATGTTGGTTGTAGGCATACTTGGTGCTGAAACTTGGCCTAAACCTAAACTACTTAATAAGTCATTTGTACCGCTATACATTTGTGGCTGATCCATAGCCATGTAAGTTGGTAAATTGATAGGGCCAGCTTGATACTGCCTCATCATCTGATCTAGAAAATAATCTCTAGCCTGTTGGACTTGTGGTTCTAACTGCCCTTGAGACGGTTTACCAAATAAAAAATCCATTATACCCATTTTACTTCTCCACAACCTTAAATAACTTATAGCATAGTTTATACATATTTACACCCCTACCCATGTAATCTTGTAATTGACAAAGTTGAAGCAGGAATATTTGGCACTGGTGCAGAGGCAGCCGTAGCATTTAAAAAACCATTAGTGCTATCTGTCATCCAATTTACTTCTAAATAATCATTTGCCGCTACTGTAAAAATTTGAGTTCGTGACGTTACAAGAGTAGCGTTGTTCTGATGTAAAGCTGTCGTCATTGCGCTGTTATTTATATCTGTGCCATTAACGCTAGGCCAGAAATAAAAATGAACAGTGCTTGAAGATGTAGAGGATATTTGAGCAGAAAACGATATAACATATTGCCCTGCTTCTCCAAAAACAATTCTACTTGCAGGACTTCCTAAAGTAATACCAGAATTACTAGCTTCTGCCGTGTATGTAAGCTGATATTCTGTATTTGCACTTGCTGCCGTTACGTCTGCGTTAATGTAAAAATCACCGTGTCCATCTTCTAAAACTATTTGACGCCACACACCGTTTTTACTGACAACAGGATAACCGTTTTGCCTATCATATAAAATAACGCCATCTTCAGCAGCAGAACTATACTGATCTTTTGCATCTAATTGATTAAGGGCTTTGCCAAGAAAGCGCCTAATATTTTCAGCCCATGATTGTATATCTGGTGTATACGGTGGGACGATCCTCATCTACGCCCACCTTGCCGCGCATCTAATCGCATTATGCCAACGCGCCAATCTGACGCTGTGTTGCCCTCTACACGCATACGAACCTGACGCCCCTGAAACCTTACAGATGTTGGGTTGCTCATTGTAAATGGGCCGTAAGTTGTTTCAGCAGCAGTAGGATAAAACCTTGTTTTAAACTTTGCAGTAACGTCACCTAATGTTTTTTCATCAGGTATAAGTTCTACAACATTCATTAAGTTTTCACCATTTCCAATTGATATTGGGCCTGTTTCAGCAAATGGCGTTCCAGTGTCATAATTATAACCTATTTCGTGTTCGTATAAGATACCATTGCTTTTGATGTACATAGGGTAACGAAATACACCACGATCAACTCCAGCAGTGCGATCCATAGAACCAGTAGTCCATATGTTTTCTGCGTAATCGTAAGCTACATATCTGTTACATTCCATGCTATCTGAGCTAGGATAAAACCACCATATTTCATTCCAAGCAGAGTTTACTACAGCACTAACTTTACTACGTTGGTCATTATTAAAATCAGAGAAAACATAATCTCCAACTTCACATGGTATATCTTGAACTCTACCACCAGAATAAGCAAAGAAACCACGCTGACCCATCCAGAACACTCCAGCGTCTACAGCTACAGCAGCAGCAGCGCCTATTAACCCACAAGACGTTCCAACTCTTTCTAAACCATAAACAAATGGTGGCCCTTGATAGGTCATGCTGTGGGCATCTTCTGTGGTTAAAATCAGTGATTGGCCTCTTGTTCTTACACCTCGTAAAATAACGCCATTAGTCTGTAGTAGTATATCACCAGCTTGGTTTGTAGCGGCTGCTGTCCAGGTTGTGTTGTCTTCTTGATCTGACCACTGCACTTTTCGGCTATCACCACCAGCGCCAAAACAAACTACAAATCTCTCTTCTGTAACCATAAACCCAGAACAAGAAGTAGGTGAGTTAGTTACTTGTGCAGCTTTAACAGCGTTGTTTAGTTGCCATTGGTACAGCTTACCATCGTCAGGAGACATAGCTAGAAGAAATTCTCCATAGTTATCTAATGACCAAACGGTAGCTTTTAATATGTTTTCACTGTCGGCTCTTGGTAGTCCGTATTCTTCACGCCCATAAAAACTAGCGCCATAACCAGTGTTTATAGTTGCATCTACACGCCCAGCAGTAAGTCCAACAGGAGTAATATCTGTTGAAGTTCCATCGGCTTGTAATGCGTACAGTTTGTTAAAAGTTCCAGCAGCTAGTCTTCTGTTTGCGCTGTTATCTTCCCAGGCTATTATTGAACGAGCAACACCGCTAATATTTACGCTTTGCCTTTGACGCCAACCACCTATAGGACGCAAAGCGTCTTCATGCCAGCGAACTAAATCTACATCACGCCATCTACCTTGTGACATAAGATCAGTGCCATTTCTATACTGACCTTTTGGAATTTGCATAGAAATTAACGGCATTATTCACCTTACGTTTTTACTAATAATTCTGTCGCTGAGATAGCAGTCCCTGCCAGTACACTTGGCGTTGCAGCCGTTGTGCCTATCGTTCCATTTGTTTGTACGAAATATTGCTGTCCTGCGGTAAGGCCAGATTGCTCATCATTTACTGCACCAATAATATCTACAGTTGCACCCTTGGTGTCAGCTACAGCGCCACCTTTGGATATACCAATGTAGTTTTCTGAGGTGATGTTTGTGGAGGTGTAACCTGCTTGTACGGCAATAGCTTTTGCTGCGTTTGAATTATTTCCAAAAGGTATTACTACCTTACCAACATCAGGGGCAAAAGAAAGTAAGCCTATTCTTCTTGGTGCATCACTTCCGAAAGTAGTAGGATTTGTCTGAACCGCACCACTTGCTGCACCAGAAAAAGTTAAGGTTTCGCCATCAGCGTCTAAAGTTGCTGTATAAAGTTTTCCAACTTCTCCAGTTCCGTCTTCAGCGGCAATCACAAATACTTTACCTGTAGTGTCATAAATTATGGTAGAGTCACTTGCGCCACTCCCACAATTATAGTTAGTATAAGCTGTAGACGCAGCAAAGGTTACACTTGTTCCAGAAACACTTCCTACAGAATACTTCCCAACATTAGATGCATTTGAAGCTCTGTAAATACAAATTACTTTGCCACTGTCAGGATCGTATGTAATTTTACAAGAATCGTCAGATGTATCTGCCCCTGCACTTGGTATTTCTGTTTCAGATCCAAAAGAAATAGATGTACCACTAACAGTTCCAACTATACCTTTCATTTTATTACTGTCATTTCTATCAAAAAACGTAATAACTACCTTTCCATTCGCTGAATCAAAAGCCATAGCCATAGATTCAGGCCCATTACCTGTAGTATTTAAAAAGGTTGCATTGCTTCCAAAAGAAATACTTGTGCCACTAACAGTTCCAACACATGCTTTACCTCTATTAGATGAACTAGAATCTTTAAAAGCAAATACACATTTATTGTTAGTAGAATCAAAAACTGAAGACATAAAAGTTTTATTACCTGAATCTGGCATACTAGCTTTTGTACCAAAACTTATAGAATTATCTGAGGGGTCTACAGTACCAACTATTGCATCTCCTGAACCGCCTGAAGCATTGTTTTGTGAACTAAGAACAACCTTGTTATTACTACTGTCAAACAAAGCACTCATGTAATCGTTGTTACTACTAATACTTACAACTGGAGTTCCAAAACTAAGAGAGTTATCTGAGCCAACAGTTCCTACTACAGCAGTTGGATAATCACTGTTATCATCATCTTTGTAATAAATCACAACTCTGTTTGAATTAGTGTCGTAAGTTGAGGCTATATGGCCTGTAAGTGCTCCAGACTCATAGCTAGTTGCTGATCCAAGAGCTTCTGTAACACTCGTTTGAGCAACAACAGCCACAGTACCATCAGCATTAACCACCACTGGCTTACCGCTTGGCAATGTGCCACTGGCTACTGCTTTAAACTCACCACTTTCTTCAGCCCCTATACGCTTTAACATAGTTACCCTTTCACGATAAGTTTAGTTGCCGATACAGCCGTCCCTGCAAAAACGCTAGGACTAGCAGCCGTTGTACCTAGTGTGCCATCATTCTGAACGTAGTAGCTTTGCCCTGCTGTCAGCCCTGATAGGTTGTCGGCTATTGCACCCTGCGTATCTATGATAGCCCCTGCACCAGAAGCTGCACCGCTACGAGATATGCCTATGTAGTTTTCTGAGGTGAGGTTTTGTGCTGTTCCAGAGTTTTGAAAAACAACGGCTGTTCCATAATTAGAATTACCTCTGTCTTGAAAACCAATAACAATTTTATTGTTTGTACTATCAAAAGCAGGACTGTTGCCCCTGCTATCAGCAGCATTAAAAATTGTATCAGAGCCGACTGTAATAGATGTACCACTTACTGTTAAAGGTACTATAGTGCCATTGTCTGAGTTAGGTGGATCAGTATATGCCGCAACCATTTTTTGAGCATTACTATCGTATTCTAACTCAATAAAATTTGTAGTAGCATTGTGGAATACAACCCTACTTCCAAAACTTATAGATGTACCACTAACTGTTCCTACCTTCGCTGCACCAACTTGTGAATTGTCATAATCAACATAAGCAACAACTACTTTCTGTGCAGAGCTATCATATGATATTTCCATTTTATCTACATAAGAACTTTGAAAAACAACAATTGAACCATAACTAACTGAAGTACCACTGACTGTCCCAACAATAGCTGTTCCATAGTTTGTTCCACCGTTTTGAAATACAACAACTAATCTATTTGCATTTGCATCATATGTAATCCTATTTCCTGCTGTTGCTTCGTCTATGTCAATAAGGTTTTGTGAACCAAAACTAATAGATGTTCCACTTATTGTACCCATTTTGACGTAAGCACGATTTGACGCACCCCCATCCATATAAACTACAGCAACTTTTTGTGACGAACTATCGTATGTAATATCAATATGATTTACATCACCACTACTAAATATTGTTGTTGAACCAAAACTAATTGACGTACCACTTACTGTCCCGACAATTGCTTTACCTCTTTGTTGACCATCAGCTTGATCTCTATAAACCGCAACAACTTTTTGTGCGTTTGCATCATAACCTGACCTTATATGTCTTGTTTCTGAGCTTTGAAAAACTACTGGTGTGCCGAAACTTATTGACATACCGCTAACCGTTCCCACAACAGCCGTACCATACTCAGAGTTTCCTGAGTCACGATAAAATATAACTACTTTACCGCTTGCTACATCAAAAGTAGAGTGCATTTTTTCATTAATAGCTGCTGATTCAAATACTGCTTCCGAACCAACTTGCTGCGATAAAGAGGTTTCAGCTACAACACTCACAGTACCATCAGAGTTCACAACAACAGGAGTACCATCCGTCAACGTACCACTGGCTACAGCGTGTTCCTGTCTTGGTAAATTCTGATCGTTGCCTATGACACGCAGCATTATTTTTATTCTCCGTCATCCGCATCTGGATCTACCCAATCAGGATTAGCTGACCAGGTTGTGCCATCTAACTTATACTTGTTGCCTGTCCAATCATCGGGTGCGTTGGTCACGTTCTCAGTAATAGTCGTATTGCCACTGTTTAGATCAGCGATAATAAACTGAGCAGGATCACCTACTGTAATATTATCTGACGTTGCTGTGATTGCCACGTCATCTGCAAGGAGATACTTGCTTAACTTAGTTGATGTTTCCACGATAGTTTTCATTGTCTAACCTTTCACTATTAGTTCCGTAGCTGATATAGCAGTCCCTGCTGTTACTGAGGGGTCTGCTGCTGTTAATCCTAATGTGCCATCACCTTGCACAAAATATGTTTGCCCTGCGGTTAGACCGCTTTGGTTTCTGTCTATTGTATTAGCTGTGTTTATTGCTGCACTTTGAGTGGTTGCAAACGCACCATCTGAAAAACCTATGAAGTTCTCTGAGGTGACGTTAGTTGAACCAATAGTAACTACACTAGAAGTACCGTAATCTGAGTTTCCTTCATCTCTATAGTTTACTATAATTTTATTACTGTTACTATCAAACGCTGCTGATATATGGTCAATTGCCGTATCTGCAATAATAAAAGGTGTTTCAAACGAAACACTTGTGCCGCTTATAGTTGCAACAATTCCTGTGAGCTTGTTACTATTTCCTTTGTCCATGTATGAAACAACAAACTTATTTGTGTTTGTATCATAAATAATTGTTATATCTTCAGAATCTGCTTGCTCAAAGACTACAATGCTTCCAAAGGTTATTGAGCCTCCAGAAACTGTACCGACTATTGCTTTACCATAACCAGAGTCATCTTCGTCTGAATATGCAATAAGGTGTTTTTGTAATGTGCTATTGTAAGCTATTGATAAATGGGTTGAATTGACATTACTAAAGTTAGTAGCATTAGCAAATGAAATAGAAGTACCACTTACAGTACCAATCATAGCGTAGCCTTTATTGCTATCTGAACTATTTCTCCACACTACAACGGTTTTATTATTAGAAACATCATAAGAAGCTTTAATAAAATTTGCATTATGTGAAGCAAATACCACCTCTGAGCCAAAACTTATACTTGTTCCGCTAAGTGTACCTACTCTTCCTGTGCCATAATTTGAATTACCTTGATCTTTATAAATAAAAACAAGTTTATCAGAGCCGCTATCATAAATTACATTATTATAAACGGTATTAGCAGAGTTTACTATATTGCCACTACCAAAAGATATTGACGTTCCAGATACAGTGCCTACCCATGCCGTTCCCTGATAATATCCAACACCACCCACATCCGACCCACCAAACACTATAACCTTGTTGTTTGTAGTGTCAAAAGCTGCGGTAAGGTGTGTTGTGTTGTTACTTTGGATAACAACAGGAGTACCAAAACTAATAGATGTCCCCGATACCGTACCAACAGCAGCAGTGGCGTACTCATTGTTGCCTACATCTCTATAAGCAACAACAATTTTATTGTTGCTAGAATCAAAAGTAGTACCAGTAAATTGTACAGCAGCAGATTCAAAAACAGAAGCAGACCCTGCGCTATCACTGCCTCCTGCAACAACACTCACAGTTCCATCTGCATTTACAACTACAGCCGTGCCATCAGTCAGCGCACCAGAAGCTACTGCCCTAACCTGACCATCTTTAGCAATGTTACCAAAAGATTTCATCAAACTACTTTCTATTAAGCGTCATCAATCTCTTCATATGAACAAACAGCAGATAAATCCCCTGCTGCACTTGCTTGTATCTTGAGTATATCACCCTCATTTAAATACAG